CTGGTGCGTTAGTGTCTGCAATTACACCTGTCCAAGATGGGCCTCCATCGCGCATTGAAGGAAAGCGGCCAACACGCATAGTGCAAGCATCAATAATAGATTTGGGTATTTCTCTGGCTTCATTAATCCAGATACCTGTTAATTCTAATGATAATAACTTCTTTACATCCTCTGGTCTATCAAGAGCTAAAAAGATTACTTCAAGCTCTACCTCGCCTTTTTTGATGTTGTGGGTATAGGGAACAGACCAAGTGAACTTTCCCCAATCATTTTCTGGGAACCAATCAAGCCATGTTTTAATAGTTGTAGTTCGTAGCTGTGGGTTTGTGTTTCGTATAATAGCCCATCGTGATTTTCGTTTTCCGTCTGGTGCTTTCTTTTGTTCCAAAGCTCTACGAAATACTTCAACGCAACACCCCACTGATTTGCCAGATCCTACTGGACCTCGAATGCCACGAAAGAAAGTATTATCTTTCATAAAGCTTTTAAGAGTATCACCATCTGGTTTGTATTTAAAATTAATCGACATTAGTTCCTACGTTTGACTTCAGCATATTATAAACTGTTTCTTCGCCAAACGCTTCAACTAATTTGTCTGCCTCATAATCGGTGATCATATGAGTCGGATAATTTTTAAGGTGAACCTTTTTAACTATGATTCTTAATCTTCTTCTATCTTTTAAGGATAAGCTATTTAGAAAAGACATCTTCCTGCTTTCTGACCAAGTCTACTTGTTCCAGAACTTGTTCTAGGATTTCTTTTTCTTTTCCATATATGGATTCGAATTTTCTTTTGGTTCTATGAATAGAGAATTGTCCCTGGTGATGTTCATAGCATAAAGGTATTACTTCGAAATGGCTTGACCTTCTGCCAATACCCGTACCCTTTGGTCGGATATGATGCAATGATGCAGGGGATCTGCATATCCAACATCCTAAAGACGCAACCCTACTCATATGTTCTTTTTCTCTTTTTGTAGCCATATGAGTGAGAGTTACTTATTTAATATTTTCTACCCTTGGATTTCTTGCCAGGCTTCTTCTTCTTGTTTTTTTTCTTTTTCTTTTTTTTCATATTCCTCTTTGTTAATGACTTCATAAGTTGCTCTACAACCATCTGGAGTAGCAGCACTAGCTTGTTGCATAGCTTTAACATCGTCCGTTGAAGAATACAATATTTCTTTCTTAAGAGTATTACCCGTAGAGAGATCCCATATTTTAACTATATAATCCATATTGTTTCTTATTTGTTTGAAAGGATGAGCTTATATAACTAAAAAAAATATTAAACGCACACAACCTATCTTCCTTGTCCACGATACTTCTTGTAACTGCTTTTCTCTGATTTATTAAGACGTTTCTTGTGCCGACCTATTTTAGGTTTGGATCGTTTTACGTAATTATTTACGCCCCATTTTGCTTTTGCCATTTGCTAGACTTAAGACGCAACTATCAGCAAAACAACGCACTCTGTTTAATTTAAAGGATTATCAAAGATGTCTTCTGATGAACTTAAAATCAACCTTGTTGTGAGTGCAATACCACTAGTCATCTTACGATGGGTAGTTTTCGCCCCCCGCCCAAAGCGTGGTGCGAAAGAGAATCGGTACCCTGTACCGATACTTTTAACTGTTAATCGAAACGATTAACTTAAATCGATATTAATTTTAATATCCCCTGTTAGATTATGAGCAACTCTATCTGGTGCTCTTAATCCAACACGATCGAGTATATCTCTACTAGCTTCGAGCTGAACATACTCTGATCTAGCTCCTGAAGATAGTTCGATCAGCCTCTTACTCGCACTTACTGCACCAAGTCCTAGAGTTTGAGCAATCCGTGATTGCATATAACTCTGTACCTTTGGTAAACGTAGTGTGCGAGAACCACTTATTCTCCCTGCTTCAGCAGAACCTTTTGTAGAATAACCAGCCTTAATTGAAGCTTCCTTAATAGAACATCCTGTTGCTACGATGGTATCTACCAAAGCCTTTTGCTTATCTGTTAACTCGTCAGTCATTAATTCTATTCTGCCTCTAACGTTAGTGGACTCAAAGATTCTTCTTGTCAAGCATTATTATGACACTTTAGTGTAAAACGATACTCACAACGCTACACGTTGTGGTGAGAACTGCAAATAGTTCTCACACTCTCCTTGCAATAGAATCTCCTCGCCAAATGCTTGTTAGCATTTCGCTGTGGGGATTGGACTACACACGGATTATCTAGCATAACAAGGACTCCCCTTTCTCTGTCATATCAACAAAGTGTCACACCTAAGAAGGTGTGTCGCCTGGCCCAATAAGATTGGGCAAGACTACACTTTGTCGCAAGACAGAGAAGGAATCCCCTCGTTAATCGCACGATAATCGTGCAGTAGCACATTTGTTAAACATAACTGAAAGGATATATTATGCCAATGTTTGATGAGTTAAATAGATTCATTGATCTGACATTAAGTGACTCTGATAAAGTGAGAGTTAAAGAACTTAATAGTATGAGAAATGAAGATAATAAGAAAGAAGTAGATGGTGAGATATTCATCATCTATAATAAAGCTAATAAAATGAAAGGAGTTGTATATGGATAATAGTGCAACAATTAGTGACGTTAGAGAGCCTGATTTTTCTAATGAAAGATTAGAGAAAATGGGCGACTGGTTAGAAGAAAGAAAACCAGCGATTAAAGAAGGAATTGAAAACTTCTTTAAGAATGTAATTGCTCCTGATTTTGAAGACGCAAATTGGAGCTGGTTAGCAAGTGCTAATGCCTCTACTGAAGTAAGTAAATGGCAGTATCACTTGGACAGATGTCAGCAATCTTTTGATAAAACAAAGGATAGAATTGCGACATTGTCAAGAGAAGATAATCAAGCTGAAATAAGTATTAATCAGATGAATAAGGTTATCTTTGCAAGTAAAGCTCAAGCGTTGAATATAGAAAGAGCTGAATATTGTCTAGAAGTTGCAAAGGATTGGTATAAACAAATTCTTGGTAAGGACTGGACAAAGTCTTCTAAAGGCAAATTGAAATCAGTTGAAACTGATGGCAAAAGCCAAAAGTGGATTAAGGATAATCTTAAACAAGGTATTCTTATATAATTAAATTAAGCCCTGTACTTCTTCGGAAGTATGGGGCTTTTTTTATCGTGGTAGGAAAAAGTCGTGAAAGAACTAGCGTTCTCTCACACTCTCTCCCTCTACAAAGCGTGAGTTGATACCGAATAGTATCTATGGATATTAACTACGTTTGACATCGTAAATGACGTTAATAGAAAGGAAAGATATGTATATTAGAATAATACAATTATGTTTACTAATTGCTGTAGTGATAATGTTTATATTTATAGCAATAGTAGATCAAGACTATGCAAGATTTGGATTCTATGCCTCATTAAGTATGATTGTAATAATCGGTTTATGGTTAATGAGAGGTAGCGAAGAATTTATCGAGCATATGAATGAACAATATAGAAATAGAAAGGATAGATAATGTTAAAGACAATACAAAATTGGCTAATGAATGTAGCAGCCAAATGGATTTGGATAGCAATAATGTTTCCTATAAGAATAATATTAGGATTATGTTTCGCAGTTGCTAAATTTATGCCAGAAAAGGTAGATATACCTTATAAAATAATTAAGAAAGAACCGAAAATAAATTAAAGGAGTTAAATTATGTGTTGGTTAGTAATACTTACAGTAGCCATAGGATATGTAGTTTACAAACGAAATAGGTTTTTTGAAATTGTAAAGAAATCTAATCATATGGTTAAAGATAATGAAGGCAATGTAATTGACGCAAGAGAAACAATACTGCCTACAGATATGAAGATTTTTGATAAAGACAAAAAGTAATGAAGATAGCTATCGCATTAACAACAGTATTATGTTTACTTACTAGTTGTACAGAGTTTGCATTTATTGCAAGTGGAACAAGCTTGGCAATCAATCAAAATGTGTACAGTAAAGTGTATAATGGGGGGAATCTTTTAACAGTTATAGGAACTGAAAAAGATATTAAAACCCATATAATAAATAAAATTAAAAAGGAAAAAAATGAACACAAGTAATATGATAGATAAAATGCATTTGATTGGTCAATTAAAAGTTATTCTTGAAATGATTATATCTTTACAAGAAAAGAAAA